TTTTCTTAATTCCTTTGCTCTAGGATTAACCTTACGTTCATTTTGTTTTGTTTCTTTATTACTAGTAGATATATCTCTACCGATTCTAGAATATGCTTCTAAGAAACTTTCATCACCAAGTATAGTAGCTTTGGTTGCTAGTGGAATGATTTGTTCCGCTAATCCACTCTCTACATGATTGGCAAAATGTTTTAATGCTGATGCATCTCCTGATATAGCTGAAACAAAATCTTCTGGAATACTTTTGATTGTTGATTGGAACTTATCGAATAATGGTTGATTAGCCATGATATCTTCCGCTACTTCATCTAGTTCAGTTTTATAGTTAGGTTTAAATTCTGGAGTATATTCATTTTCTAATTCACTATCAATATCCATTAAATCAATTTGTGCTTCTTTAGCTAATTTAGCAATTGCTGCTTTATTACCCTTCTTTGCATCAACCAGTAATTGAATATCATTTTCTGATAGTCCTGATTGTTCCAATAATTGATCATTTTTAGATTGTCGTTGTCTTGTTGTTTTTGATGACATCTTATCAATATATTTTTGAAGTTCTTCTTTCGATTCTAACTCAATTTCATTCCCACCTATCTTAACTTTGATCGGCGTAAAACCATCATAATCCGCTTCATTGTTACTATCCGAATCATTTGTTTTGTTGTTATCGTTATTCTCGCTATCATCTTCTAGCTTACTATCATTTTCTTCGTGTTCTGGAGTATCATCTTCGATATCATCTGAGTCTTGATCTGGCTCATTTTCTTCTCCACTATCTTCAAGTCCTTGCTCGTCATTGGAACTATCAATTGATTGCTCCTCGTTATTATCATTCTCGTTTGTATCATGTGTATCCTCTAATTCACTTAATGCTTCGTTCTGGAGTTGTTCTAATTCTTCTTCAAATGTCATTCTTATCCTTCTTTGGTTTGTTTATTTTCTTTGTTATTCTTGATTATATCTTGTTCTACGGTTACTGGTTTTAACGCCGTATCCATTTCATGTGCCTTTGCTTTAGCGTATTTTTCTTGAGTTTGTGCACCTTTATATCCATAGTTGGCTTGTGCTTCCATCATTCTTGCTTCTGCGTTCATGTATCTAGCTTCGGTATCTTTGGACAATACATCAATTTCTCGTTGTATTTTTTCATTCTCTAATTGAGCTTTCTGCATTTCTAATTGTTGCATCATCATTTGTTCTGGTGATGGTTGAGGAGAAAATGATCTCATTTCAGTTGCTTTCTCATGCATATCAAATAAATCAAACATTTCTGCTACCATATCTTTGATAGTTCCTGGTGGTAATTCTCCCTCTAGTGCATTGGCTTGTTGCATTAACATATTGTATTGTTGGAGTTTAATGTTTCTATTTACTTCCGTTCCTACTCTAATATTAACCTTTGCTTGTTTTGCTATTGAGAAAACATTCATATCCATCATTTCTTCTTGAGTAAATAATTGAGCGATTTGTTCATCATCAATAAATACTTCAGCCATCGTTAACCATTTACTTATCATCTTATTAGTAAGCCTAGCCAAACCTCTAACCATTGATGCCATTCTTTGTTGTGACATTGTTAGTTGTGCTTGTTGTCCATCCTTTGCTACATTTTCATTTGATAATGCTGGTCCACCTGATGAAACACCTGATAAATCTTCTGATTCCTTGGTGAACATTTGAAGTGTATTAAATACTGATGTTGGAATTTGATTATATGAACCATCTTGAATTGAGTCTGGTTTATTGATAATAATATATCTTTCTCCATTATTCAATCGCTTGAAGTTTACATAATCTATTGCACCCTTCTTGATAAATTTTTGACCATTGTTTGCTAGTGACATATTATCAAATATCCCTCTAACTATTCCAGTCTTAGCTCTTTGATTATCTCCAAGGAAAAATGCTAATGAATTACCCCAAATCGAAAATGGACGAGCTGAATAAACTTCTCGATCAAATGGAATTGCTTTATTTGGCATTGGATTTTCTTCTAATGCTAATAATATTTCATGTTTTTCCGACCAGTAAGCTATGATTGGTTCTGGTATTCCATCATTGTTTAAATCATAATATCCCCAATAACAAACTATCCTGATATGTTTTCTCTCTACATCATTTGGTTCATAGTTATTCACTTGTTATTCTTGATTTTAATTTAGCTACTTGATTAGAATCAACTCCAGGAATATTTTTTACATCATCCATTGTCATTAATTCTATCTTTGACATGAATCTTAATTCTTTATCCGTTCTTGCTCCAGGATCCGGGAAGATATGTTCGTTCCTTTGTACTTCTGAAGATGGATTATTTCGTGTTGTTATTTTTTTATTATATTCAACTTTAAATGTTCCATCTTCATTTTCATCTATCGTTGTTGGTTCTTCTGGAATTGACATTAATTCTTGCATTGATATTCTTGGATAAACAATACGTTCATTTTCTTCTTTATTTTCCCAGAATGATTGAACCCATACCGTTCCTTCTCTAAGCATTACATCCGTAGCCTGGCTATAAAATTCATCTCTATCAAATTCGGTGGTAAATTCATGGTTAGCCCATTTTTCTAATCTTCTTGCTCGTTTTTCTGATTTGGGATGAGTTAAACTAATTGGTTGTCTTGTTGATAAGAATGGTTCAATGATATTAGGTTTTTGCCATTCGATTTGTTTTGCTACTTCCTTCATGACAATTGATGATTTAGTTTTGATTGCTCTAACTACTTCACCATGTTCGTTGCGTTTAATTCCGTAATAAAGATCGTTCCATTCATTAATCAAATCATCTATCTCAGTTTTTGCATCTTTGGCATATTCAAAATCATGTCTTAGATCCTTGAATGCTCTTGCTTTGATATCTTCATCTATTGGACAAATCGTTGCAACTTCAACTTCTACTATTTTCATGTATTAATCCTTCCCTTCATCTCACCAATTGTTATTAGGAATTCATCAATGGCATTTTGTGCATCATCCGAATTTGCATTTACTGCGAACGAAGCTAATCCACCTTGATATTCACCAGCTTTAACTAATAAGTTATCATCATATCCATCTAATTGTCTATCAACTAATGCTTTTTGTGCATCAACCAATGCTATTTTTGCATCAATATGATCTTTCTCTTTGTCTACTTTCCCTTTCTGAGCTTCTATCAACGCAATCTCAGCTTCTATTTTCCTTAATTCAGCAGCGAGTTTATCTGCCTCCATATCTAATTTAAGTAATGCAATAGCTCCTTGTGTTGCGTATTGATTGAGGTATTGTGTTTCTGCTGATAGTGTTGTTGTTAAAACTTGAGCTATTTCTTGAGTAGTTAAAGCAAATCTATCAAATTGTTTTACCATTTCTTGTTTTTGTTTTGTTGCTAATGATTCATTATCTGATAACGTTTTAGTTATTGACTTTAAATATAGCGTATAATCTACAATTGTATCCATTTATGTTTTATCCTTTGTTGTTTTATTTTGTTGCTGGTAATTCACCGAATGTTAACATATCCAATGGATTGAACATTAAGTTATACATCATATCATCTGCTTCATTCTTTGTTGATGTAGCTCCCATTGTTCCACTAAATGCTTGTGAGATAGGATCTTCAAATTCTTCATTTAATTGATTTGCAATTTCTTGTTCTGATTCTTCATCCTTCATTGCTCCTTCTTTAATTCCTATCATTCCTGCTGAATACATATCAAAGGTCATTGTTAGTGTTGGCATTAAATTATATCCTGAGCTAGCACCCAACATTGTTCCTACTGAAGATGCACCCCATGTTCCTGGTGTTGTACCTACTAATGTTGGAGCGAAAAATATTAAGATAGATATTAGTAATGTTTTTAAGATAGATTTTAACAACCCTTCTGCTTCATTGTATGTTAATCCAAAGACTTTAACTATGGCACTAAGTATTATCTCAACTACTTGTTTTATTACTGGTAGGGTAACAAAGAAACCAACTATAGTATCTATTAAAGTTAAAAATGCTTTGATTAATCCCATGACAAAACGTTTAAGAAAACCACCTTGATTATTTTTAGCATATATTTCTAGAAACTCTGAAACATAAAATCCAAAGTTCTCATATCTGGCGTTCTTCATTCCATCATAGGTCATTCTATTTTCTCCATTCTCCCATTTTTGAAGTAGTTGGTTCCATTGTCTATCAACAAGCCATCCAAGCATTCATATTATATGTTTCAAAATATTGAAAACCAGTTGCTCCCTCATTAGAGAAACAATCAACATGACCTCCTACTTCGTAAATAATATCTCCATCATCATTAGTGGATTCTCTAACGTATTGATCAAACAATCCTTGAATATATGATTTGTTGAAGTTTACTGAGAATTCTTCAATCTGATGAACTTGTTTCATTTCTCCTGAATCTACTCTAGTAAATGATTGCGATGTATTGACAATTCCTGAGTTTGATCCTTCTAATAAGATAAATGATAATATCATATCTTTGAATGGTTCTGATAAGCTAGAAGATACGTTTGTTGCTCCTGCAAATAATTCTACATTCATTGTTTCTACTAACATTTTAGGATTGGCGAATATTGATTTAGGTTCATTCCCTCCAGCTGGTGGAGTTTTTATATATTTTTTTTCAATTGGATCAATATCTTCACATTTTCTATGAGATCCATCTACCGATGAATAGTTAATTCCCCATTGATTTGTATATTTTGGTATCATTTCGTTGAGTGAATAATCATTAGTATTGTAAGTCATTAAAGAACCTTTAATAACTATTTTACTAATTTTTGATAATACATCTGCAACATAATCAATCCATATCATCCAGGCATCTTCAGTAACGGAACCAATAGCATCCCATCTTACTTGGAATATTGATAAATCATTATCGTTCCATGCATCAGATAGTTCCTCGAAACCTTCCTTATCAATTCCTAACATCTCTAAAAATCTATATACATCTGAATCTGGTTGGGATGCATAATCATCTATATCCACATATTTAAAAACCTTATGAGTTGAGGTATTTCCATCCGCATCAATATAATCTTTCATTTCCGTTCCTGCTATTTTTTCATATAACGGAACAAATTCACCTTTATATCCACCCCAAGATATCATTTCTGCTATCTTGATATTCTTGAGGTCAGTTATCATTCCTAATCCTGATGGAGTAAAAATCGGTACACCTTGTCTATACTCCATGTATTATTCCTTTAACTAAATATTGGTAACATTGCTCTGAATTCTGCTTCAGTTGGCATTGATATTACACCTTGTTTTACTTTATTTCTAATTTCAGTAGCCTTCTCGATTACCGTAATATTATAACTAACTATACGTTGACAAAATGATCCTTGAGAAGCATTCCCCAATATTATTTTAGCCATACATACCGAGAGGTCACTAATGTCATCTAATTGTGTTTCGTTATGAATTTTAATCTGAGTATTTACTAAATCTCTAGATGTATTCTTGGTCATTTCTACAAATAAATCAAAATTATTTTGTTCAATTTCTTCTGGTGTATATGCTGGGTCTGGAGTATTTCCAGCAGCAATCCATTGTTGAATTATTTTTCTTGTATTATTTTGACTATTTATTTCTTCATATATATTTCCATTAACTAAATATCCTTTGAAGTTATAAGGATCATCTTTGAATGCAACATATTTTACGCTTTGTATTTGGTTTATTCTTGTTATTGCCATATTGTTTTTCCTTATGAATATAATCTAGAATCTGCTATTGCATTTGTTGTTGTAGCAGCTCCAGTATCATGAATTTTAATTACTGAACCACCTAATGAACTTCCTTCTAATGAAACATATGTTCCCCCAGCCTCTGGTAGTGTTATTGTTGGAATACTATATTTTACCGTCTTATAAAACCAGTTAAACAATGTATCGTCATCAGTGTTTAAAACCACGGCTCCTCTAGCTCCTGGTAATAACTTCTCATAATATCTTTGGCATTTCATTAAATCTAATTGGTAACTATTTCTAACAAAATCAGTAGCAATCGTTCCTCGCTCTAGTTTAATATTTGTTGCCGTTCTAGGTATTTCTGGTAATGTCCAGTTAACTCCTGCTGGTGGACTAGTTATTGTTTGTGTATTCATTCCTACTCCACTCAATGTATACTGAGTATCTGGAATAAAATTCGCTTCTTCAATAACCTGAGTCATTCCCGTTGTTGTTGCTAACCATCCATCGTATCCATATTCACCATCTATCCAAACTCCATCAAAATCTGATTGATTGATTCTAGTTACTTCTGGATTAAGAATAATATTTTTACCACCAATTTGTTTCATTTGAGATAAAACAATAACATCACTATCATTTATTGCTGGTTGTGATAAGACTCTTAGATGTGTTCTATCCATTTCGTCTTGAAGTTCATATGATCCACTAGGTGGAATCGTTGAGTTGGAGTTGTTTAATGATTTGTAGATAAGATTATCGTATATAATAATATCACCTAATTGAGTTACTGGTAATGTATCCCCAACTTCAAATCGTCCAATAAGTTTTGTTTGATCGTTGTTAGTTTCCATGACAAGTAATTCATCATATGTTTGAATGCTTTCTTCTCCTACGTTAAGTGGATCAATAAATGATATTCCATCTTCTGAACCATTTACCGTTAAAATCCTATTAGCAGCTCCAACATAATCTAATGGAGTATCCGTTAATGATAATAATGTATCAGCTACTGAGAATGGAATACCCGTACTCCAATCATCCGCTCCAGTGTTTACTCCAGTATCTAATTTAACATATATCATTTGTGTTTCATCAACAAAGATAATTGTTCCAGTTGGTGGTGGTACTTGTACTCCCGTTCCATCATCCATTGTATAATTGTATAGATCAGTTAGAGTATCTAAAGCAGTTTCAATTGATATTCCTTCTGCTACCGTTCCTGCTGGTATTCCAAATGTAAATTTATTCGTTGCTGGATCATATGTTACCGTTGGTAATCCTGGAGTTCCATCATCTTGTACTGGAATAACCGTTACTGGCTGAACTACTCCTACATCAAATAACGTATCTCTAATATTTTTTATTTCCGAGAAGATTGTTTTAATTTCTTCATACATTGATTCTACACAAGGATAAACTGTATCCCTGATAAATCTCATTAATCCTATAAATTCGGGCTTGAGTGCGATAATACACCATCCTTTCGCAGACTTACATTGTCTGAATGTGACAAATCAAGTGAATATGTTTTAGATTCATTTGAGTTATTGTCTATGTTGAAATCCAATGATGCATTGTTGCACCATTCTAGATATCCTCTAAGTTGTTTTATATTTTCTTGATCCTTGTACCCTACCATTTTATTTTCTTGTTATTGTTTGTTTAGGTTTTGCACAAGGATCATATACTGGTATAGTAGTATCATCTTGAATTGGACAAGAATTTTGTCCACATAAATATTTCTGAAACCATTCGTCGCTAATTCCACAATCATCAATTGGTTCACAATTATATACTGCTAATAACGCTCTATCTAATGATTTCCATATCTCCTCTGACATTACATCATATCTAGGATATTGACATTCCGTTGTTGTTATTGTTCCATCTTCACAAACTACAAATGATTTGAATTCTGAGTTTGGTATTGTACATCCTACTGCTACTGTGTTACAATCAGTATCTAGTGCTGAGTGAGAATGATAATCTTGGAACATAACAAATGAATACCATGCTTTCAATTCATCTTCTGAAAATTGATCAAGTCTATCCGTTGACATTGCTAATAACACTCCGTCAATAAATATTTTACTCCATCTATAACAAATACCATATGTCTTTAATATTTTTGCATAAGGTAATCGTTGTCCATAAATATCTTGCATCTCTATCATTGCTGCTGTGATTGATTCGAATGAATCGGTATATCTAATTATACTTTGTTCTAATTCTTCATTGGTCATATTTACTCCTATGGAAACACTCTAAAACGATCAGCTTCATTTGATGCTACGCCTAGATATGTTTCTGATAATTTATCATTGTATGAGTCAATTTCACCCCAATACATTCCCATTAAAACTTTTGATCGTTGTAGTTCTAATCCTGCTAAAACAAAATAAGCTAATCCATCCAATAACATTTCATCAATATCTAAATCTCCTGATGTTTGTAGCATTGGTCTTTCTGGTTTCCTAATAAATGTTTGATCATCTATTTTCCGAATGATTGTATATCCTTGTGGATCATTTACCGTTAATAATAATGGAGTTGTATCGAAAGCCATCTTCTTCATTCCAGACCAAACACGTTCAATCATTTGTTCTGATGTTGGTGTAATTGTACGTCCTGAACTCTTACTGAGCATGAATCTTTCGAACTCTTCTAAAGTCATTTTTACACTCCTTTGGTGTTCTGTGTATTTACGTAATATACACTCAAATTAAAGATAGAATCAATACATATAACTAAAAATCATATGTATCAATATTACTATCTATATCCTCTAAGTTGTACATGTCTCCATGTATTTCTGAACCTGAATACCCCATTGGTTCTATAACAAAATCTGGATCCATAAAATTAGCTAAACAATCAATACTATCTTGATGTTGTGTTGTTGGACCAGTTTTAATATATCCTGATATTTCATATAATAATTCATTAATATCATCAATATCTACATCTATTGGAAAATGCATTTTACCCATCTTAAATAATGGTTGCATTGATTTGATTCTAAACTCTTTAGATTCTATTGAGTTCTTCTCCAATGGGGAATATAAGAAGTATATTTTAGTTCGTTCCATTTCTTCTTGAATGAAATAATCTAATACTTGTTGAAGTGCTGCTTTCTCTGCTCTTGTCTCTAATGGATTAAATCGTCTTTTCTTTGTTTACACCAATTGTTATGATTGAAGTAGTATCTCCATGTTTCTTTGATGATACTGCTAAATCTAATGATGTGAAGAAGTTCATTTGTCCGAAATCTTTCTTCTTCTCCTTGTATGAATATTTCTTAATCCATTCATCCCTAAATATTCTCATTTCATTATTAACAACTTCTAACATTCGTTCTCTAAACCAATCACTATCACTACCCATTGATTTTGCTTCTGAATATGATTTGTGAATTGATTCTGGTGTATGGAAGGTCGGCCATGCTGATACTATTTTATCTACTGGTATTGGCATTTGTTTTGCTACTGCTATTTTTGGTAATACTGATGAGTAATACCATCTAGTTAATTTTTCACGTTCCTTTGGTGATGATAATATTTCATCTTTAAGGATATCATCAAAGATTAATAATTCTAGTCTATGTCCAACCCCATTTTCATCTGCATATTTTGTACCACGGATTTGATCACCACTTCCAAAACAAACAATATGACAAAATTCTCCATTTTCATTCACTAAACAAATATGATTTTCTTTGTTTGCTATTGGTTTACCATTCCTATCTACTGCTAGTTGTAATGTTTCTGATAATACATCACTAGCATACCATGCTGCTTTAATATCTTTGAGAAGATTTACTGCTTGTGCATATGTTGCTGAGAATATTGGAATAACTACTACTCTACCGAAGTTTGGTAATCCACCATTTGCTACTACATATAACGGAGTGAACTTACTAAATAATGTTGATTTAGCTAGTCCTCTACCCATCATCACTTCAATTTCCGTTTTATCAGTAAATGCATGATCAATAGCCATGTAATGTATTTTAGGACTTGCCGTTCCTTCATTTTCCAATGACACATTTACCCATGAGAAGAAGTCAATTGATTCTTTCATTGGTTTATATGGTTTGGAGAAATCTGGTTGAATGTAATTAGGATTGGTTGATAAATTTGTTATTTCACCTGCTATCATTGTAATATTGGAACATCAATAATTTGTCCATCTCCATCAATCATTTTATTGTTCTTAGATAATTCACTTATTCCATCAATTAATTTTGTCATTAGTTTTGTTGCATCACTAGATAATTCTTCTTCCTTATCATTGGATGATTTATTTACTTTAACATATTTAGCTAATGCATTCATTGCTGAAATAACATCTTTATCTTCACTTGTTGGATCATCAATAATTGCCATTCCCTTACGAATTATTTGTCTAATCTCTCCAAAATATAACGTATTTTCATCTGGTCTAAAATATTGAATAAGTTCTTGAACCCATTTACTATTTCTAAAGTTAGCAGAACTCATTTGAGCCTTTTGTTTATCGCATTGGAAGGCATAAATGTATGCATTGGTTGCATTTTCTCCATTGACAATATATTCAGCGAATATTACTCCACGAACTAATCTATCTTCTGGTACATTATGTTTTTTTCCAATTGCAACTAGATCTGGTTGATTGGATATCATATCATTTTCATCCATCTCCATTTCTAATCCTCTACTTGTTCCGATAATGATTTGATCCATTTTATTACTTCCCTATCATCGCCCATATATCCCTCTACTTTGAAGAATGCATTTCGTTGAGTAGGTGTTGCTTGGATTCTCTTTGCTTTAGTAAAATCTGCTTTATACCATTTTGCTATAGCTTCTCTACTTGTATTTTTCTCAAATTTTCCATCAATTATTGTACCCTCTCTAGAATTAATTTCCTTTGATATTTGCTTTAATACTTTCTCTGCATTATATCCTAATTTTTCAATAGCTCCTATAGCAAAAACAATGATATCTCCAAATGCATCAATTCGTTCATAATCCATATTTTCCTTGGAGAATGGAAGACTTGTTTCAACAATATCTGATGTGATTAATAAATCTAATGTACGTATCACTTCATTTAATAAATCGATTCTCTTTACTGATGGAACATTATATCCCATTGCTTCTAAAATTTCTTCCATAATATTTGTTGCTTCATTTGCCATATTGAAAGTCATCTTATCTAGTTCTCTTGTTTTTTGAAATTTAATTATTTCTTTTACTGCGTTCATTTTCTACCTTTGTTTTCTTTAATTCGTTAACTACTAATTCTGCATATCCTGATATATCTTGCCATGTATCAATCTTATTGTGATTTCCATTTAATAATCTTGATATTTTATGAAGTATCATTGATATTGCTTCCTTCTTGAAATCATCATTCATTTTAACTATGTATGGTGATGACATCTTCTTGAGTCCTTGAGATATTTCTGATAATTCTTTAAAGTTACCATAATCCCTTTGTCTATTTTTTAATATTTCTCGTGTTTCCATTAAATATCCTTGTGTTTTATTTTATCGTATCTATTCATTAAAAACCAAGGAAAAAAATCCTTATCTTGATGAACCATTACTAGATTACGTGTATCCCAATTATATAGACAATATACTGAACCCGATGTTTTTCCATTTGGAGCTTTCTTAACTGCGTAAAATCTATTTGCACCTATCTGAAAACCCATTTTCTTTGGATATCTCTTTGGCATTACCTCTGGTCTAATTTTTGTTTCCGCTTCATTTTCAGTATATACATATACTGATTTGATCTCATCTTTGTTGTATTCTGATATATTTCTACGTTCAAAATCTGCAATCAATTTAATGGCTCCATCTATTGTTATTGCTGAACCTAGAAATGTATCGTCTTTGGTTGATATCAAAATCTTCTTGTCTCTTGTTCCTTCTAGTACATATTCAGCAATAAATCCTTTAAATTCCATTCCTAATTCGACTACATGTTGATTCCGTAACCTATCAAGAAGGGAGAGTCCTACGACTTTCTTCTCCTTAACGGGTTGCATTAATCTTGCTCTGAATCTAAATCATCTTTAGCAACACGTCCATCTTCTAGAATCTCATCAATAAATCTAGAGAAATAAGAACGAGCCATTGATTTTTCCAAGAATCTTCTACGACCTGCATCATCATATGACCAAAGATTGTATACATTTGTTATTGCGTATGCATCAATATATAGGTCCTGGAATACTTTCTTGAAGTCTTCATTCTCTAATAATCTAGTCATTGCTTGTGCATTTTCTACTTGGATATGTCTATTATCTAATGTATTATTTTCCATATTATTATCCAAATAAGTCATCTTCTTCTTCTGGTGCCATTTCTGGTACGTTGGGAGAACATGTTGGTGTGGATGTTGTTGGAGTGGATGCTTGTCCACTAACTTTCCATTCTTTATATGTTTTTGTTTCGAATGGTTCTAATCTTTCTTTGATTTTATTGATTTTATCTGCTGGTTTTTTTGCTTGTGCTTCTGCAACACTTCTACCATCTGCTAAGAAAGTATTTGATAGTTTTAGTTTTTTAGTTTCTTTGTTTTGGTAAACATCAAATTCTTCATATACTGCTACTTGAACTTTTCTACCCATCAATTCACTAATGACTTCAGCTTGTACTTCACCATCTTTGGTTTTTCTAGTCATTGGTGCTTTGGTTAGTGTTTTCATTCCTACTGATGCTGCTAATTCTTGCCATCTAGGATAGTCAAAATTTTCTGCACCTGACGACCATTTAGCATCAAGACAAAGACCATTAACAAAACCTACTTCTCCATTTTCTGATCTGAATTCTAAATCAATTAGGTTATTTCCCTTTGTTGATTTGTAAATATATGCTTTAATAATTTCTACTGAATATACTCCCGTAGTAATTCTTCCACCTTGTGATGCACTTGCTGCGATATCTAAATCTAGATTAAATGATAATTCCATTCTTATAGTCCTTGTTCTTCGTTATTGTTGTCAAATAGATCGTTTTCTTGACCTACACCTTCTTCTGCTGGTAATGGAGCTAAATTATCATATAATGCTTTGAATTTTGCATTAGCTTCATCTAGTTTTTTCTTAGCTTCTTCTCTCTTAGCAAGTAATGATGCTTTCTCATCTGCTATTTTTTGTTCAGTTTCAATAATTTTTTTCTTGTAATTTGCAAGTGATTCTTGCATACGTTCTAATCTAGTTGCCATGTTTTGTCCTTTGATTTTGTTTTAATGTTGTTACTGCCTTACCTAATTTCGGTAAGAGTCCTAGTTCACTATACGTTAATAGTATGGTAAACCACTCTGGTTCTTGTGCAATTCTCTTGATAATTTCAATATTACCAATATCTAGTCCAACTGCTTTACATTCCTTCACGAATACTTTAACTTTATCTTTATTCCCTAAATATTTTATTAGTTGAGATCCTAGCCTACGTTTCGCTTCTTGTTCATTTATGTCAATTTTCTTCTCCTTTATTTAGTTTATTTATTTTAATAACAATTGATTTTATCTTATCGTTATTCATTTCGTTCTTTCTTGTAAAATTCATTGATACGTTGGGATACAAACAAAACATCATTCTTTGGTCGTTCGTTAAATAATCCTACTGGTGCCTTTGCTGAATTCTTCTTATTTGGTTTGTAGACAAATTCTACATCATCCATTTCACCACTTTCTTCATCATAAATTGGTGAGGTATATAATACGATAGTAAATTCCTTCTCGATATTTCCATATTTGAGTTCTTTACCTTTGACACGTATATATTTTTTAATCTCGTTAAATGATTCTTCCTTCTGCTCTGGAATACCAAGTACGAATACTTGTTGTTTCAATAACTTGATTCTATTGATTACATCATAAATTAATAAGTTGTAATTTTTCCATTGATCATATCCAACATATACTGCACTTGTGTATCTATCAACAATTTCAGTCATTGAGGTAAATGAATCTAATACAATGTAATCATATTTATCACCTTTGCTACTAGCATAATATTTTAAGGCATTATCTAACACTTTATATGTATTGATATCTACTACTTTAAAATCATCATGATTTTGCATTGGCATTGCCTTTAGTTCCGTATTAAGTATTACCGTTTTTTCTGGTGGTAATCTTCTAATTGCTGTAGATTTTCCCGTTCCTGATTCGCCAACTATTAATACTGGTACTGATTTATAATAATTAATCGCTTCCTTGCTCATCTTGTTTTACTTTCTTTGTGAAGTTTTTTAGTTGTTCTTCAGTTTTACTTACCATAATAATTGATGTCCATGGAATAAATAATGTTTCTTCACTCCTTGTACTGATTGCTGATATTCCTATTTCATTTGTGCTAACTATATCCAACATCAAATTACCATAGTTTTTGATATATACTTTGCGTATATCTTCTTGCCGTTCTTGTTTTTCCATTTTTTATTGTCCTTTAATATTCCCAATAATTACTATTTTCCATTGTCCAAGGAGACCAAATTAATTTATCTCCAACCTTCTTTAATCCATCCATTCTAACTAGATTCATTGACATTAAAGCCAATTCTTCTCCTCCAAACATTTCACAGTATTCTTGCCAAGGATATAATTCACCTAAATATTTGTTAGTCCATTCTTCTGAACGTTCTTCACCTATATTTGGTGCTCCTTTAATATTATCAGTTGAATCACCTAATAGTGCTTGTTTTGCATACCATTTTTCAATTTTATATTTGGAATGAGGATTTATCCATCTTCGTTTGTTATAATCATAGCAATTAGTCATTGATGCGTTAATTACATCTTTATCTATTGCTGATATTAACATATTTTCTTTGTTAGAATAATATATACAAACATCATCTGCTTCAATGTTTTTATGTACTTCAGCTATTGACAATCTCTCCATAATCATTATCTTTAATGCTTTAATACCATGTATTGCTGGAGTTGATTTTCTATTTGTTTTATATTCATCACTTATTTCATTCCTGAATGATTTTTTAGGAGATAGTATTATTTTTGGAATAACCTGATCTCCCTTCTGATATTGCAACAATCTAAATACTGCTGATTTTATTTTTCCAATTTCATATCCAAATTCTAAATAAGCTAATTCTAAATCTACTGAATCTATTGTTTGATGTCTATAACAACTTTTGTAGACTAATGAATCTGCATCAATTGCTATATATATTTTATTAATATTTGTATTCACTATCCTCCTTTGCTTCAATTGTTTCATTGAGGATGATACTCTTAGCATTCGTCCATCTATCATATGTTTTCATTCTTCTAGCTAATTGTTCCATGTATCCTGATCTAACTTTCTTTGTTCTAAAATCATTGATATCCGTTACTATTGCTTCTGCAGTGGTAAAGTCTAATCCTATATCATGTGCATGTACTGATGCTAACCATAATGTATTGTGAGTTGATTCTCTAGCTTTCGGTGATCCTGGGGGAGCCTCTGATCCAGTTTCATAGAACCATTTAAATATTTGCAATCTATCTCTATATGCAGTTTTTAGTTTTTCCGTTGGTAGTTTTTTTATTTCTACTTTAGGAACATGTATTGTTTTGATGATATCTGATGCCTCTAAATCAGCACCTTCTTCTTGAATGATTGGAGTTCTATCCGAATATCCAAAATATATTTGTGCCTTTGGTAATACATCAACATCTATCCCAACATGCTCACCTACTTTCTTTAAGAAGTGCGGCCAAATTTCATTCGGAACATCTACGGCAATATCCGTTGGTAATATGACTCTATATTTGTACGGATTTTCTTTGTTGCTGGTACGACAAATAATATGCTTATAATCGGCAAGAAAATCACTGCACTCAATATCAGATATATCAGTATCATCAACGTCAAGAACAACGTAATCACACGCTCCCACCAAAGTATCCTTACCTCTAATACCATTCTTAAACTCGAAAGCACAATAAGCTGTGTCATTAGATAGAATCTTTGCCATACTGACAAATGGTGCTCTAGCCGTTCTGAAACCTTCATTAATTTTATATTTACGTTCATTTTTTGTTCCTTTACATATCTTATAAGTGCATCCTACACCCTCAGTTTCCACGAATCTTTCTAATTGAATCGTATCTCCATCCATCTTAAGAATGCCAACATTACCTAGCTTACTATTTGCAAATCTAAGTAACTCATCAATCTCTACGGCTTTCTTGACCCATTTTTTCTTAAGTATTTCATGAATCGTTAATGGAGCTAATCCTTCCATATAATGTTCCAATAATTTTTCATGAGCATTTCTCTCTGCTTTAACCAAAAATCTCTCTAAATCATTTGCTCCTAATTCTGCTACATAAATAGCTTCCTTTAAATCTTGTAATGTTATTGAATTATGAAGATTGAATATTGAATATACTCCAGCTAATTTAAGAGCTTTCCAGTGTCTATGTTGTTGTTCTAGGTTAATTTGTTCACTAGGGATTTCTTTGGCTAATTCCTCACAATATATCTTGTAAATTTCATATGTTCTAAGGGTATCATCATCTAGTTCTCTGAGATTGATATCTTTATCCTTTAGTGCCATTGAAATTCTTGATAATAAATCATCTATTGACTCTGCATTAGTATCCGTTTCTTGGAATTCTGGATAAACAAAGAAACAACGTCTAGATAATTTAGATATAAACTCTAGATTGAACTTCTCTAATATTGATGTATCTTCTAATATTCCATATTCTGAACCAATAAATAAAGCAGTCATTCCCATCCCAACAACTTCTTGAGATTGATTCTCTGAGTCCTTTAATGGTTTTGATTTCATATTTCCTTCATCAAATAATTGAGCCACTAATTTGATATTTGGAACCATATCAGTATTTACTGCTAGTTCAGTAGCAATTTCATCAACAAACATTGATGGTAGTCCTACTCCTTCTTCTTTAAATTCATTTAATCTCTTGATCATTCCTGCTTCAGTAGCTAGTGCGTTACTTAATGGATTCATTTTTGGTACTGGAATATCTAAACGTCTACATTTTTCTTCCATTCTTATTTGTCTAGTGATATTAATAACATCTAATCCTGGCTGAATGACCTTCTCTAATTTACTTACACTGGATGTTTTCTTTGATCCTGAGTGAGCTAGAATAAATGCTATCATATTCATTGGGATTAGATTGTTTTCTGATAATTTTATTTTAAAGTGAAAATGACCAACAAATCCTGCCATAGTAAAATTGGCAATAGTTTGTGCCATATGTTCTGGAACTTCCTTGCCTAGAATCTTTGTCATGTTTGTCATTGTTCTATTTTTATATTCTTTGAATACCTCTAATTTAGTCAATTCATTTCTTGCTAATTCTAATTTTCTTGACATTTTTTAATCCTTTGTTTGTGTCTGTGTTGTGACAAGATTAGCCATCGCCATTGCCATTACTAAGACCAGAACCAGATCCATAACCAGAATCATCGCTAGAGCCATCACTATAACAAAAACTAGATCCGTTCTTGGTTGGTTTATTTAGTCTCGACATGTTTTACTTTACCTATCATATTTTCTAATGTTTTATTCATTTTCTATCCTTCTTGTTATAATATTTCCATACTGCAATTGTTTGTTCGAGAATATTGGATCTCTTGAAATTAAATATGTTCCATAGATTTCCATTTGATCTATCAATTCTTAACAATTCAGCTTCTTTATCCGATAATAAATTTGACGATAATAAACCATCTACTATTTTATCACCTATAACTATTTTTTCCTTTGATACATCATTATTGTTCTCTCTCTGGCAGTCAATTTGATATGCTATATACTCTGCATTCATCATGTACTCACACTACAAATTGTATTTAACACTTCAATCATTTCTTGTCCTTTATTTTATTATTTTTGTTAAATTTTTTGTTGTTTATGCTATAATAAGATTAGTTACTATCAAAACTATATTCTTGATTGGTTTATCTAATTTTGATATTACCATATCCATATCCATAACCACTACCAAAACCACTACCACGACCATAACCGCGACCAAAATTAGTATCACTACCATAACCAGAGCCATCATTATCACCAAAACCATTACCACGACCACTACCACTACCAAAACCACTACCACGACCATAACCGCGACCAAGATCAGTACCAGAACCATCACCAGAGCCATCATTATCACCAAAACCACTACCACGACCATAACCGCGACCAAAACCACTACCACGACCATAACCGCGACCAAGATCAGTACCAGAACCATCACCAGAACCATACCCACCGCCACTACCATCATCATAACCAGCGGCGGAAATAGAATCGTCATTATTCCTGATTGGTTTATCTAGCCTCGACATATTCAGCTTCTTCTAATGTTTTAATGGATTTTGGTGTACATGGAATAATCTCAATAGCTTCTAACCAAATACTTTCTACTGGTTCGACTATTTTTGATTCATCACTTACACCGTATAAAGCACATGCACTTAATGAAATACCTTTAATTGCTTTCCAATAATACATACGTCTTGCATTGGATAATATTACCTCATTACCTGCTTTCTCCTCTAATTTACCAAAGAACACTCCTGCTGAATATGTTCTTATTATTACTTTCTTACCTATCATGTTTTTTAATGTCTTACTCATTTTCTATCCTTTAATATTTTTCCGCTCTGATTCCATTTGATTTAGTTTAAATCTCTCTACTTGACTACGTGCATTCAAAACACTTGCCCTTGCGTCTAATTCTTTGATTTTCATTCTCTGCAAAACTAATAACAAATCTAATTGCATTAATTTTGTTTGTTCAATGATTACTTGTGTTGTTTCATTCATAACGTTGTATATCCTTCGTATGTTATTCTTCCTCGATCTAGAAATTTACTTGGTATTTTTATTTTCTTACCTTTCATCTCCTTTGATTCTTCTCTGCGATCCATCAATGTTTTGTTTTCATGATAAAGATATCTACATTTTACACTACAAAAAACTTGAGTAACTCTTGTTGGTATAAATGTATTAGAGCAAGATGGTTCTTTACATGTCAATACTACTTTCTCTGATTTTTTGTTATCTTTGTTTTTGCATTGATTACATGTTCTATTATAACTTGCTAATGATTTTTGTACTCCAAAATTCTCTACATTTACTAATTTGATTTGTTTACATCTTCTACATTTTCTAGTTTTATAATGATCTTTCATCTCTTTCTTCCAATAATTTTAGGGTATGTCTCCATGCTTTCCAAACATAAAATTTGCGTTCGTGTAAATTGAAGGAATCATTAGTTTTTGACTCTTGTTCTAATTTATTCCATAATCTCTTTGCACAATTTGCTTTATATTGTAATGCATCAAAATATTTCATCTTCTCTAAATTATTTATATTTAATTCATACAAGTATTCAGTTGTTTTCATTTTATCCATCCCTTTGTTGTGAAGTGATATCCTTGTTTCATCATTGATAGTGATGTTGAAGTATCCATTATTTTAGCTTTCATTATTTTACGAAATCTATTAATTATTGTCATTGCTGATTTACTCTTACCGTATTTATCTTCTAGCTCATTGTATTCTAATAGTTCATTTTTATACTCTGCTAGTTGTCGTTCTACACTTTCTAATATTGTCATTTCTTATCCTTTAATTAATTGATATGATGCTACAATAAATATTGTAACTACTAATACCTGAATTACTATTGTTAATGCTTTCTTTATTTTTTCTTCACGTTCATAAAGTGCAATCTCTCGTTGTTTTTCATATTCATCCATTAAATCTATATAATCTAATCGTTCTGCTACTTCTTCTTGTGACATTTTCATCCTTTAATTAATTTTAATTGATTTTTCAACCATATTTTTTCTCTAGTAGACCAATCATTTCGATCGATCAATCTCCTGATTATTGTTATTAAATTAGGACCATATTCAACTCGTCCCAAAATATTCCATCTATTGTTTCCTAAATCTTCAATCATCTCTTGTCCTTTATTTTTTTTATTTATTGAAAAACTCTCTAAATTTGTGTACAATTTATTTTTAATGAGAGCTTACCAATAAATAAGTGACCATACCTTACATGGATTGACTGAATCAAATCTTATGGTCTTAACAT